TAGGAGCAGTTGCAGTTCCTGAGATTGATTCCGGTGGAATTAATAAAGTCATATTGTTAAATAAAGGTTCAGGATATAATAATGCAATTGCATCAGTCGTTGATCCTATCATTGACTTTAATCCAGGTGGAACAGAATCAGCAGACGTAAGAGCAACAATTAAACCTATTATTGAACCAAAAGGTGGACACGGTTATAACTTGCTTGACGAATTTAGATGTAAACATTTTTCAATGTATGCTTATATTACAGCAGAAGATAATACAAAGATCGGTGATAAGAATACATACGGATGTATTGGTATTGTAAGAACTCCTCAATTTAAAAGTATGGTAGATGTAAATACATGGAGAAGTGGACAAGCAAACACTGCCCCTGAGCCTGACATATTCGATAATAGAATCGCAATTGTCACTGATGATTATGCAAGATTAAATGCAAATAGTACAATTACACAAGTTGATGTAAACAACGATGTTATATTCCAAGCTCAAGTACATGAGATCGACGAAGCTTCGAATACAGTTTATTTGGCTGAATATATAGGTCCATATAAGAATAATGCACTTGTTGGTAATGGAGATACATCATTTAACCCAAATCTAGCAATTACATCAAATACTGGTCAGAGAATAACAATAAATAATCCTATAGCAGATAATGTTGTGTATTCAGATTATAAACAAAGAACAGGCGAAGTATACTTCATGGAGGAATTCTTCCCATTAGCAAGAAACGACCTCTCAAGAGAAGAATTTAAATTTGTACTGGAATTTTAAGGAACGTAAGTAAAGATGCCTATTAATAAAAACTTAAACCAAGCACCATACTTCGATGACTATGATGCCGAAAAGCAGTTCTATCGAGTTATGTTCAAGCCTGGCTATGCTATACAGGCAAGAGAACTTACACAACTCCAGACTATGCTGCAAAATCAGGTCGAGTCATTCGGAGATAATATTTTCAAAGAAGGTTCAATCGTAAAAGGTTGTAACTTTACAGAACTTGACGATCTTCAATATGTAAAATTAAATGACGGTCCAACAGGATTTAATGCAGAAGCATATATCAGTGGTCCTGCAGTTGAAACACTCGGCGGTCAAGAAGTTGAACTTGATTATGTTTATGAAGTATCAGGTGCTTCTTCTGGTCTTAAAGCAGAAATTGTTCAAGCAGCAAAAGGTTTCCAAACAAGACCACCAAATCTAAATACTTTCTTTATCAATTATACTAATATTGGTAACGCAGGACAAACTCAATTCCAAGCTGGTGAAGCTTTAGTTGTAACGAGATACAAATATCTCAGAGGAACAAGTACCGAAGCATTAACAGTTAATGTTGTAATTAATACCGATCTTACAGTTTTCCAATCTCCTTCAGCAGGTAATCCTCATGTTGGTAGAGCCTTTGGTATTGAAGCTGCTCCTGGTATTATATTTCAAAAAGGTCATTTTATATTTACAGCAGAACAAAGATTGGTTGTTGAAAAATATACCAATGTTGCCGATGCAAAATCAGTTGGTTATTTAGTATCTGAATCACTTATCAATGCTTTACAAGATAACAGTTTATACGATAACGCAAACGGTTCCAAAAACGAAAACGCACCTGGTGCAGATAGATTACAACTTGTTCCTACATTAACAGTATTAGAAAGTTCTGAAGCAACTGCAAATTCTGACTTCTTTACATTAGCTCGTTATCAAAATGGTAACGCAATTACTGTTCGTGATGTTTCTCAATATAATGTTCTTGGTGAAGAAATGGCTCGAAGAACATACGAAGAGTCAGGAAACTATATCCTAGAGCAATTCCCATTAACAACTGATGACCGTGCTGGTGAAGTTCAAGTTGTTGTTGGACCAGGTACAGCATATGTTAAAGGTTATAGAGTAGAAAATTCTGGTGAACGTTCATTCCAAATAGATCAAATAGCATCAACCGAAACAATTGAGAATCAAAATATCTCAATGGAATATGGAAACTATTTTGAGATTGATAATTCATCTGCCTCACAAGGTTATTTAAATCTTGGTATATTATCAGTAGTTGATGCTCAAATAGCAAACAGCAGTTCAGCAGGTTCTGTTTTAATTAAGAACATTACAGATAAAAGAGTTTATGTTCATTATAATATTTTCAATGGCGCAGCAGGAACACCAGTTAGAGACATTACTAAATTAAGTGATGGTAATGGTGATGTACCTGTTAAAACAAATAGTTTAGGTGCTCCTGTTATTAAAGAGACAGGAAGAAAGGCATTAATATTTGATACAGGTGTAAATGGAGTATTCTCAACAAGCAATACTCTTATTCCTTGTAGAGCACAAAATGCAAGTAGTGCAACAACAGGAACAATTACATTAACGGCAGGACCAGGAGAAGACTTTAATTGTCTTAACGATGATATTAGAGTTAACCAAGGTGGAACTACTTATCCTGTTATAAGTACAACTACTGCATTAAATAATTCACAACTTAATATTGTTTGTGATTCAGGTTTAAGCGGATCAGTAGAAGTATTTTATAATAAGAGACAAATTGGATCCTCAGGTGGCATTTCTCCATACGCTAAAAACGAACGTGATACGTTTGTGAAGTTTAACTATACAGGTGTACAAGCAAAATATAGTTTAGGTTTCCCTGATGTATTTAAGATTGTAAGTATTGTAGATTCAACAGGCGCAGATTTTACAAACAGCTTTAGATTAAAATCTAATCAGAGAGATACTTTTTACGATCTATCTTATGTAGAATATATTGAAGGTCGACCACAACCAAGTGGATTGATGACAGTTAATCTAAAATGTTTTGAAGTAAATACTGCTACAGGTTCTTACTTCTTTACAATTAATAGTTATCCTAATACTTTGAATAGATATGATATTCCTTCATATGTATCAGAGTCAGGACAAGTATTTAACCTAAGAGATAGTTTTGATTTCAGAGCACATGTCGATAAAGATACTGCTGCAAATTATTCGGCAACCGTAGGTAATGCTCCAACGATTACTCAACAGGTTGGGTTTAATCCAATTACTTTTAATGATAAAGGTGCACCGCTTGTACCTGCGGCTCAACAATCATTACAAACAGATATAGAACATTATCTTTCAAGAATAGATACAGTTGCATGTGATTCTTATGGAGAGATAATTTTAATTAAAGGTGAAGAATTAAAGAACGCAAAACCACCTAAACTAACAACAGATCAATTAGCAATCGCAAACGTTGAGATTCCAACTTATCCTGCATTGTCTAAGAAACAATCCGATGTTCTTCGTAAAGATGATTACGCAATCAAGCCAAGAGCAACTGGAATTAAAAACTTTACAATGAAAGATATGCACAATCTTGAGAAGAAGATTGATAACATGGCATATTATATTTCATTAAATCAATTAGAATCAGAAACTGATAATTTAATTGTTAGAGATGAGAATGGATTAAATAGATTCAAGAATGGATTTATTGTGGATCCATTTAATAACTTATCGTTATCAGAAATTTCTCATCCGCAATTTAATGCTGCTGTACCATTTAATCAAAAGATATTAACTCCTTCGTTAAAAACATTTGCATTGGATTTAACATATGATTCAGCAACAGGATCGTCTATCTTCCCAAGTACTGCTGATGCAAAGGTTGGTGTAATTGGTAGAGATTCAAATGTTGAAGTAATTAATCAGCCTTATGCTTCTAACTTTAGAAACTGTGTAAGTAACTTTTATAAGTATGTAGGTGATGGAGCTATATCTCCACCATACGATGCTGCTTATGATACAACAGTTAACCCTGCTTCTATTGATATAGATTTAACTACTCCTTTCCAAGAATTCATTGATGACATTCAACCATTCTTGCCTATGACTGATACAACAGTTACTCGAGATTTTGTAGCTGATGAAAATAGAAGAAGAGCAAGACGTGGTGCAGGTGTTGAAACTACAACAATTACAACAGCATCAAGTCAAATTGAAATAGATAGCTCAACAACAACTGAATCGTTTGTTGGTGAATTTGTTTCTGACTTTAGATTCCAACCGTATATGGCATCGAGAGATATCAAAGTTTATATGTCAGGATTAAGACCTAATCAAAGACATTACTTCTTCTTTGATGGTATTGATGTAAATGCACATGTTATGCCAGGTTCAAATACAGCTAACTCAGTTGGTGAAGTAGGAAGGTTCGGTGATAAAGGAGCTGCGGTCTCTACAGATTCAAACGGTGTATTAAGAGCTGTATTCCACTTACCTGCTGAAACATTCTATGTAGGTGATAGAGTAATGGAAATTGCTGACGTTTCACAATACTCAAGTATTGATTCTGCGTCAACTTCAAAAGGATTTGTTACTTATAGAGCATATAACTTCAGTGTTGAGAAAACAAGTTTAACGACTTCAACAAGAGCTCCAAACTTTGATGTTAACACTGTTATAACAACAAGAAACGTTGCTCGTCGTATTAGAGGTAGAGATCCACTTGCACAAACATTCTTTGTTAAGAAAGGTATGGGTGCAGGAAGTAATTCAATTTACTTATCAGATATTGATGTATACTTCCGTCGTAAACCAACGCAGACAGGCTCAGGTGGTAACGACACTGCTCCATTAAATGGTGTATCATTACAGATTAGAGAAGTTGTAAACGGTTATCCAACAAATAGAATTTTACCATTCGCAAACGTTCATAAATTACCTGCTGATGTTAATGTATCTGAAGATGCTTCTTCAGCAACTACATTTACTTTTGAAGCACCTGTAAGATTGGATGTAGAAAAAGAATATTCAATTGTAGTACAGCCTGATGCATCAGATCCTAACTATTTAATTTATACTTCTAAAGTTGGTGGAATTGATTTAACACCAGGAGCAACAAAAGGTTCTGCTATTACTCAGGATTGGGGTGACGGTGTTCTATTTACTTCAACTAACAACTCTGCTTGGAAATCATATCAAGACGAAGATATTAAATTTACAGTAAGAAGACATAACTTTAATTCTACAACAGGTACGGTTAAATTAACAAATGCTAATCATGAGTTCTTATCACTTAATAATATTACAGGAAAATTTACTCCTGGTGAATTAATTTATCAAGATGGTTCAACTCCTGCAGATACGGCAATTACAACAAACGGTACTAAAACATTAGTAGGTACAGGTTTAGATAGTGTTTATGCTGCTGGTGATTATATTAAGACAACTGTTTTGACTAAAATTGAAATACATAAGATTGCCACTGTTGTAAATTCAACAGAAATTATATTAGAAACTCCAACAGTAAGCTCAGGTGGTGGTACTCACTTACCTGTCATTGCTGGTGATTTGGATCTATATGATGTTCAAAGAAATCCTTATGAATGTCATTTAGTTAATTCTTCTGCAACTGCAGCTAAACAATTTAACGTAGGTGCAAATATTGTTGGTCTTGATAGTGGAAGTACAGCAAACGTTTCTGCCATTAACGATATTAATTTAAGTTATATTCAACCGATGATTATGAAATCAAATGATTCTTCTTCAAGAACATTATTAGATGGTACTTTTGTACCACCTGCCGATGTATCATCTACTTACTTAAAGCCAATGCAATTTAATGACAATAACTATTTTACAGAGAAAGGTGTAATTCTTTATAGTAAGTCTAACGATCCAAACGGATCAAAAGCATTTACTTTAAATGTTAATATGACAAACGATGGTAACGTTACATCAACACCATTCGTTGATATTGAAGCATCTAAACTTATTGCCTATCAATATAAGATTACCAATACTGCAGATACCACAGCAAAGTATATTAGTAAAAAGATTGAATTAGCAGAAGATCTTGATGCTGAAGATTTCAATTTAATTCTTTCTGCATATCGTCCAACAGGAACAGATATTAAAGTATACATCAAAGCTCAGAACGCATATTGCTTTGATGATTTTGATAGCCTAGCATGGACTGAGTTGGAATTATTTGAAGGAGTTGGTTCCTTCTCTGCAATTTCAAATCTTGGTGATTATAGAGAATTTAAATATAAAATAGCAGACTCAGACAAGTTTGGCAATGTTCCGGGTGGAGCATTTGCTTATACAAGTCAAAGCGGTGCTTTCGAAGGATTTAAGAGATTCCAAATTCGTATAGATTTATTATCTCCTAATATTCATAACGCACCTACACTAAAAGATTACCGTGGACTTGCGTTAACATAAGGTCAATACCATGAGCAATGTAAAGAATATAAACAGAGATAATTCAACTGGTGCAATTCTTAGTACTGATGCTGCCGCTCTCAATAAATATAAGGTAGAACGGAATTTTTACCGTAAGGTAGACAGAATACAAAATGACTTGGTTGATATTAAAAAGAGTATTCTCGATATTTACCAAAGAATCGAAAAATTGGAAGAAAAATAAATGGCTATAGATATAGGTAAGATAACAACTTCACAGACATTCCAAAATTGGTTTAATAAAACCAATGACCTGGTTGATGCTCTTGCTGATAATGTAGTAACCGCATCACCTGGCGGAGATACTACTACAGGTAGTGCTACACTTACTGGTACTATAACAGCAGCAAACGTTGTTGGTTCTACCAAAGTTTCAACAGATACAATTCAAGCGGTTACAAGTAATGCTTCAGTTAATTTTGTTAGTCCATTACAAGTAACAGGTGCTGCACAAACAACAAGTACATTCTTATTTGCGGCAGGACCTCAGACAAGATATTCAACAGGTACATTAAGTTGGGATGTTGGGTTAGAAGATGCAAATCCTGGTGCCTTTATTATTGATACAGGTACAGGTGATCCCAAGTTTAAATTATCAACCGCAGGTACTTTAACTGTACCTGATGCCACTGTTACTGGTACATTGACAGTTGGTACATTATCAATTGGAAGCGGTGGTGGTGGATTAAGTACCGATGATATTTCTGAAGGTAGTACAAACTTATACTTTACCGAGGCAAGAGCAAGAGGTGTATTCTCAGGTGGTGACGGTATTAATATCGCAACTGATGGAACGATTTCATTTGACGGTGAAGGTGAACTCAATACTTATAAAGGTAACGAGTTTATTACAACCGGCTCAGTTTCTGGTGATGAAAAAGCCTTCATTACAGGCAAGAGACTAATTAATGTACCATTCGGAGTTCTTAACAGTAATTGGTCTGGTACTGACTATGAAGTACTTACATGGGGACCAAGTGGTATTAATGTAAACGGTTACGGATATTTTAATGATGATGTTCAAGTCCGTGATGGTGATGTTGAAGTTTATAGCGGTAGCACTAAGGTTGCACAAATAGACCAAAGTGGAAATGGAATATTCCTTGGTGACGTAACAACAAACGGATCATTCTCAGACGAAAGATTAAAAGAAAATATTGTTCCTTTAGAGAAGGGACTTGATACATTAGAACAAATAAAAACATATACATTTAATTATAAAGACGGACC